GACTATGGAGGTTTCAATGAGAAAACTATGCACTAAATGTGGCGACACGGTAGCAAGTCATAACTTATACGGATGTTGCGCTGAACCATTAGCATCAAGCCTATCTTGCGGTAACGAATACCGTAAGTGTATGGATTGCGAGGCTAAGTAATGACAACGGTACACCTAGGCGATTGCCTAAACGATTGCATAATTTGCGAGCAAAATTACCACGAGAGCGTAGAGATATGCGACACTTGTGGTAAAGACTTTACATCTAAAACAGAATGGAGAATAAGATAATGAGTACGACAGAAAAACTATGGAGCACGGATAATATCTTCTTAAACGTAGAGATTGAATACGTGATTGATAAACTAAACGAGGTGGGCTTTAGCGACATGGCTGAGCGCAACTATTGGCAAGGTAGGTTAGATAGTCTAGCCAACATTGAGAGAGCACGTAAACAAGGAGTAATGTAATGATTACAGCAAGGAAGATTCACCCGTCAGGTGCACTAGAGATTAGCGCACACGTACGAGACACCGTGTTAGGTGGGTCATGGTATGAGCGACAGGTGTACTACCAGTACAACAAGGCGGAGGCTATGCGGAGATACCGTGAGCACCTAAGAGATAACCGCTACGTATTAGTAAATGACTAGGAGAAACTATGGACAAGAAAGAATACAACAAGGTATATCAAAACTGCATGTACCTAGCACGCAAGGAACTAGTAGCACGACACGCCGATGAATACAAGAAGATACTTGACAAGGTTATGTTGGACTACGGCATTATGACACGTCGTGAAAGACAAAAGTTAACTGAACTATTGCGAGAAATTAATGAAGCGAGGGTATAGTAATGAAACTATTTAACAAGCAACAGCAAGATGTGTTCGCACAACTAGATGAACTAATGGTACGTATGGCAAGTGATGAAACATACGATGAATACATCGTACTTAGAGGAGGTATGCAATGGGAGACAGGTTTACATTCGGTGTAGTAGATAGAACTGGTGACGTGTTGTATTTGTACTCACACTGGGGTGGTGCAACATGGAACAGTGACCTTAGCAATGCAATCTATAAGGCAGGTGCGCATAGCCGTAGTAGTGAGCGTGCTAACCGTATTGTTATCTCGGAACTAATCGGTAAGGCATGGGATAGCACAACAGGCTACGCCTTTAGTATCAACAACGTAACGGATACTGAGTATGGATACGTGCCAGTGGTTGACTTTAACCACAGCACTGTAACATTCTATGAGTACTCATACGAGTACGAGTTAGGTGATGCGATACTTAAACTATCTATCCTTGAGTATCTTAACTGTAACGACATACATGGATTACTTTACTATGCCATGAAAGAACTAGAGGAGGCACGAGAAGATGTCACCGTATGAACTAGATGATGATGAGATACACACCGTGTACACACAAGAGGTGTACATCTGTAAGCGATGCAGTATGAATGACCCATGGCACGAGTGTGAAGGGAGACCAGACAATGAGTGAGACTATGCACTGTGATTGGGTATGGCAGGATGACCGTGACGGCTACCGCTATTGGCAATGCACTGAACATGGAGAGATAGAGTCAGAAGAACTGGAGGAAAAAACTTATGGGGACGATTAAGTATCCCAACTATGACGGCACACAGAGTTGTGCACGTATGGGTGTGGATGTGTTCTATCAAGACTATGACAACAAGCACACAGCGCAAGAGGTACGAGACTTGAAAGAGTTTTGTTCTAACTGCAACATCCTTATTGAGTGCATGGAGTACGCAATTAAGCATGAGAAGTATGGTTTCTGGGGTGGTACTACACCATACGAGAGACGTACTATACGCAACAAGCGTGGCATCAGATTAAATTTACCAGAGAATGATTGGACTAAGAAGTAATGGTAATCAGTACAGTTGAGAAAGAGAAAGAAGTATACGAAGAGATACACGTAGAGGTTGAACAAGATAGTGCGTCAATCTTTCTAGGCAATACGCATTTCTTCATGGAACGCAAGACGTTTGAACGCTTGCTATTCACCATGCAGGGTGCACTATTAGAGGAGGAACTCCTTGCCAATCAGTGAATTTTTATCAGTGATACCACCACTATTACTAGGTTTGTTTATCTATCTTGTTGGTAAGCCTTGAGAACTAGGAAGAAAGAACTTGAGGCTATCGCAGATGTCCTTGAACAAGAGCACCATGACGTGGTGTACCTAGCAGAGATTATCTGGAAGATGATAGATGAGATGCGCCGAGAGCGTGAACTATACGTGGTAGGTGTGAACTATCAGGGCGTTGGACAATTCCTGTTCGGACCTTATGAGTCAGATACTATGGCTACTAAGGATTACGAGGGGCGAGGTAACATCCGTGCACTCAAGCAAGGTGACACGGCAAGGGTGTTCAAGGTGCTTGCACCTACCAAGTTGTTCGCAGATACCGATGAAGTACAAGGAGATTTATTTGACATGAGGTAAAACTTATGGGAAAATAACTATGGCTGTCGTGGTTGAGCGGTGATTTTTTCACCTCCATGTTTCATCACTGCTCCCACGACACGCCGTGTACGATTTGACAGACACCTAAACATGGACTATAACTTAATTCAACAACAACAAACACAAGTTCTGCTAAGGCAGAACCAATAATAGGTTCGCCCATAAAGGCGAACATAAGAAACAGAGGTAGTAATGATTAAGGTGAATGGGTATGAGTTACCCGTACACGTAAGCCATAGCCAGATAGGTACATACAATTCTTGTGGGTACAAGTACTGGTTACAGAAAGCATTGGCTGTCCCTGAAGGTCAGACATGGTGGTTGGCTGGTGGTGTTGCAGTTCACGAAGCAACTGAAGCCTATGACCGTCAACTCTGGGAAATTGAGGGACGATAATGGCTAAGATGAAACAAGAAGAACTAACCTTAACAGGTGCTACTCCTGAGGAATTATGGTCAAGGTTCTGGGAAGAGAACTTAGACCGTCAACGTTCTGTACATGGGCAAGAAGACACATCACAGTGGCGTGCTGGTGGACGTGCAACCATAGCCAACCCCAACAAGGAAGACGGGGATTGGTGGAAGTCAAACGGTTTAAACATGGTGAACAACTGGGTTAGTTTCCGCAATGCGGAACACAACCTAGAACTATGGGTCACACCTCAGGGTGTACCTGCCATTGAATTGGTGTTCAACATTAACCTTGATGATGTCATGGTTAAGGGTGCACTTGACCGCATGATGGTGCTACCTGACGGTAGCCTTGTGGTACTAGACATCAAGTCTGGTGCACGTATGCCTTCATCAGACTTTCAGTTGGGTATCTATGCGGTAGCCATGGAGGAAGTGTTCGGTGTCCGTCCTAAGTACGGTGTATACTGGGATGCACGCAAGGGAACAACATCAGAGTTAATCAACCTAGATAAGTGGACACGAGAAACGGTGTCAGAGATTGTGGGAATGTTTGACAAGGCACGAAGGGCTGGTATCTTTATACCTAACTTTGACCACTGCAAGATGTGTAATTTTACTAACGATTGTAAGTATCAGAATGGAGATAAGTAATGGAAAAGAACTACGTTGTAAACGTAAAGACAAGCAAGGGCACAATCATCACAGCACGTGGTGACAGTGCCGAAGAGTTAATCACTAACGTCAATGCTCTCATTGCACAGGGTGGACCTGATGCAATCAGCACACTGGAAGAAGCATTCACTGGTGTATCAGCACCACGTGTACTAGCAACAGACCCAGTTGCTGTTGTTCAGGCATCCCTAGGTGGGGAAGTTGTTGCAGAAGTACCAACGTTTGCACCTAAGGCACCGCCAGTACAGGCATCAGCACCTAGTGGTAGCGATAAGATGTGCATTCATGGTGCAATGGTTAGACGTACAGGTACAGGTGCTAAGGGAGAATGGCGTGCATTCTTCTGCCCAACACCTAAGGGCACAGCAGACCAGTGCTCTCCAACGTTTGCTAACCGCAACACACCAGAGTGGAACAGTTTCTAGGACTTCGGGTACTAGAAAAACATAACTGAATAAAGGTCTGTCCTGCTGGAGGGGAAGCCAGTCAGTACAGATAGGGGTGTAGGTCCGAAAGCCTACTCATCGTGCAAGTCGGTGCATCCCACGCTTAACAAGGAGGAACAATGAAAACATTAAGCCGTTCGGTAGGACGTTCAGACATTGGTGGCGAACCAATGCCGTCAGTCTTTCGTACGTTTGAACAGAACAAGATTATCTTTAGACGTTCAGAGGTATCGTTAATTGCTGGCACCCCTGGTGCAGGTAAGTCAACACTTGCCCTAGCACTAGCCTTGCGTATGCAAGCACCAACACTATACGTATCAGCAGATACCAATGCTCACACCATGGCGATGCGCTTGTATTCCATGATTGAAGGTGTGTCACAGACAGATGCAGAGAAGATTATCTCCGAGCAACCTGAGTTAGCCAAGCAAAAGTTAGCACAAGCACGACACATCTACTGGTCATTTGATTCATCACCTAGTTTAAACGACTTGGATGATGAGGTTACTGCACTAGAGGAAACATTGGGCGATAGCCCAGCACTGATAGTTGTTGACAACTTGATGGACATTAACATGGATGGTGGTGAAGAGTTCGGTGCGATGCGTAGTGCGCTTAAGGAACTTAAATATCTTGCAAGGGATACGAATGCTGCGGTGGTTGTCCTCCACCACACTAAAGAAGGTTACAGTGGGACACCGTGTCAGCCAAGGTCAGCAGTCCAAGGTATGGTTAACCAGTTGCCAGCCCTCATCCTTACGGTGGGACAGCAAGATGGAATGCTTGGAGTTGCATCTGTCAAGAATCGTTATGGCAAGGCTGACCCTTCGGGCAATAACCCAGTGTGGTTGCAGTTCTTGCCAGAGTATATGTTCATTGCAGACCTAGAGGATGCACGATGAGTAACTACAACTACAAAAAACTGCAGGATTTAGACGAACTCTTTGATGCCTATGTACATCATTGGGATAGTATCTCTCAAAGTTCCATTAGTGCAATGAAACGTTTGATTGATGCTAACAAATCTATTGAACGTGTGCGTGAACTGCATAAACCCAATGGCGCAGGTATGTGCATGGAATGTATGCCAGATGGAGAAATACGTATGCCTTGTCCAACTATTCAGGCATTGGAGCGTGAGTGGTAATGAGAAAATCAACTAGGTTACAGTGGAAGATAGAGGCGGTGCGCAGATTACATTTACCATATACAGACTGGGATAGTTGTTGCGGTACTTGCTCTGGTGGGTGTGGTGATGATGAAGATTCTGTGTTATGTCAAGTGTGCGATACAGAGTATCCTTGCTTAACTATGTTAATATTAGGTGAAAAATGAACCTATGGCTAACGATACCAACAGGTGAACGCCGTCAGTATCTAGATGACATCATTAAGGATAGCAACATACCGCACGAGCGGATAGTTATTGTCAACACCTTTGACAAGACACCAACACCATACGTGCATAACATCTATGACCACGGTGAGATTAACATTCATCGTTGGTGGAATAAGGGTATTCACTTTGCTAAGCATCGTGGTGCTGAGTACATGGCAATACTCAACGATGATGTGCTCCTATCAAACGACCCATTGAATAAGATTGCTAAGGTCATGGAAGAAACTGGTGCAACACTTGGTCACCCTGTTCCACATAGTGGAAAGATATCTGGCTATTGCTTTGTACTTAATCTAAAGCACAACATACTTGCAGATGAATCGTACCGCTGGTGGTTTGGTGATGATGACCTATGGAATCAAGCAAAGAAACTTGGTGGTGTTATTGGTGCGTCAGCAAATGTCAAACACCTACACGGCAATGAGTTGACTAGCAATAGTCCTAAACTTATGGCACTAGTTAGTGCAGATAAGAAACTTCATCTAAGCAGGGCTAATGGCATTTGATTACGTAGCATCAATGACCGAAGGTCACAAGTATGGTGAGATAGTTGCAGACAGATTACGTTTAAACGGTATTCGTTGTACAGTACCAGAACTATACATAGTTCAATCACCTGAAGAAATACCACACATGACAGCCACAGAGAAAGATATTATCCTTGATGATTCAGGTGAGTGTCTTGAGGTTAAGTCACGCAAAATATACTTTACCGAACTAGATGACTTTCCTTGGGGCAACATCATAGTTGATACGGTGTCAGGGTATGAGGCTAAGTTACAAACCCCATACGCTTATGTCATGGTATCTAAGGAAACCAATGGCATGTTTGGATTGCTTTCATCTACTAAGGATAAGTGGAAGACTAAGCAACTACATGATAAATGGCGTGGACATGATGATAACTTTTATCTTGTCAACACAAAACACTGCATACCATGGGAAGAACTTGTAGTATTCATAAAGAACTTAGAGGATGAACAATGGTGGAATGGCTGATTATATTAGGGCTTATTGGTATCCTCGCACTACTTTTATACATGGACAGAGATGATTACTAGATGGAAGGCAGACATATATCCCGTGTGTTCTATGACGGGGAGCAGTACGTATCCTTCTATGAAATCATTAAAGTAATCCGTGATATCAGCGATGACTTCTGCGAGCAAGACTTGCATGAAGCGTGCAGTGCGTTAGATTGGGTAGCAGAACAGTTGCAGTTTGCAATGATAGCGGATGGGATTAGGTATGAACAAGAGTAAGATTAAGGGTACATCTGCTGAGACTGCTGTAGTTAATTGGCTTGTAAGTCAGGGACGTAAGCACGTTGAGAGGCGTGCGCTTAATGGTGTCAATGACCGTGGTGATATCGCTGGCATACCTGCCGTTGTCATTGAGGTAAAGAACCACAAAGAGATGAAGTTATCTGCATGGCTCAAGGAACTTGAGGTGGAGATGGTTAATGACAAGGCTGAGACTGGCGTTGTCATACACAAGAAGACAGGAACACTAGACGTTGGCAGATGGTACGCTACCATGCCAGTGTCTGAGTGGTTTAAACTATTGGAGGAAGCAGGATACTAATGGATGAATTGATTACAGAAGAAGAGATATGCAAGCAGTTACTTGAACTGGCTCAGACGCCTGAGCAAGTACGTTACTTAACTAGTAACAATCAGGCTGTGTTATTAAATAAAATGAGAGAGTATGAATCAGAACTAATTAGCGAAGATTCTAAGAATAAACAACTTAGGGTAACAACCCAAGCCAAGGAGGAGGCGTACCTTAAAGCAATCGTTTCCTTAGCAAAGGGTGTGTACTCCAACTATGACTATTAAGCACAGCATACAACCTGTGCTTGAACACTACGGTGCAACGAATGTACGTGAAACATGGGGTTGGCAGAAGATTAAGTGTGTAGTACACGAGGATGCAACAGCATCTGCTAGTGTAAACGTAACAGAAAACATATTTGCATGTCATGCTTGCGGAGTTAAGGGTGACACCTACAAAATCATTATGGAAAAAGAAGGAGTTGGATTCCGTGAGGCTATCACAATCGCAGAAACAATCACTGGCGAAAGCCACAGCAACATACAAAACAAACATTCATCTAGCCGAAGGGTACCTCAGCAAGAGGGGATTATCTCTAGAAGACGGGGCTACAGCCCACCTCGGAGTAGTCGCAGAACCTCTACCTAGTCACGAGGCATACGTTGGTCGCTTGGTTATTCCGTACATCACACCAACAGGTGTGGTTGACATCAGGTTCCGTAGTATGGACAACAGTGAACCCAAATACATGGGTTTACCAGGGACTTCTACCCGTCTGTACAATGTGACGGCACTACAATCAGCAGGAGATTACATTGCGGTATGTGAAGGTGAGATTGATGCAATTACTTTGCATTACAAGTGCGGTATCCCTGCTGTGGGTGTACCTGGTGCGAACTCGTGGAAGAAACATTACTCACGCATCCTCCAAGACTTTGAGACGGTCTATGTTTTTGCTGACGGTGACCAACCAGGGTCGGACTTCGCAAAGAACCTCGCCAAAGAACTCTCATCAGTAGTAACATTGCAGATGCCAGAGGGTGAAGATGTTAATTCAATGTACCTATCACAAGGGTACGACTATCTAAGGAGCAAGGTATCAGCATGAGCAAGGATGAGTGGGATGATTCCTCAAAAGACATTGACTGGGAAAAGTTAGATGACCAAATCCTTCAGTCAGGAAGAGATAGACTTTCTAATTGGGAGACTTTCGGAGATGGGCTTAAAGATTTCCAAGATTGGCTTAACCGAGTCAAGAGAGACCTTGACATTGGAGATGGTAAGGATTCCTTTGAGATAGAAGATGACTGCATATGCGAAGCATGTGTCACATTTACCGCATGGGATGACCTATACCCTGATGACTTTGAGTTAGATTCCCTTGATGTGTATGAGGAATTGTGGGATATCTTAATCAAGAAGCAGAATGATTACGGTCCTAACAACATCCGCAATGCGCCAGGTGGTCCGTTAAACGGGCTACAGGTACGGCTGTACGACAAAATGTCACGGCTAATTAACCTTATAGAATCAGGGGTTAAGCCTGAGAATGAGTCACTAAGAGATACCTTTATAGACATCGCCAACTATGGGGTTATTGGTGTTATGATTTTAGATGACACGTTCCCTGAGGCGAAGGACTACAATGAAAGTTAAAGTAATTGTAAGTGACCTGCAAGTTCCATACCATGACAAGCGTGCTGTTGCTAACGTAGCCAAGTTTATTAAGGCGTTCAAACCTGATGACGTGGTATCTGTTGGTGACGAGATGGACATGCAGACTATCAGTCGCTGGTCCATGGGCACACCAATGGAGTACGAACGTAGCATTGGTCGTGACCGTGACGCAACTGTTCAGGTACTAGAAGACCTACAGGTTACACACATGACACGTAGTAACCACACTGACCGTTTATACAACACGATTATGAAGCGAGCACCTGGTCTACTTGGTGCCCCTGAGTTTGAGTTAGAGAACTTCCTTCGGCTGAAAGATTTAGGAATTACTTACCACAAGAAACCGTGGGAAGTTGCACCTAAGTGGCTGCTCTTACATGGCGATGAAGGTTCTGTGAATCAAACTGGTGGACAGACAGCCCTTGGTTTGGCTAAGAAGACTGGCTTGTCCGTGGTATGTGGTCATACACATAGAGCAGGACTACTGCACTACACCGAATCTGTATCAGGTGTATCAACCCGTACCATCTGGGGACTAGAGGTTGGCAACTTGATGGACCAGAAGAAAGCATCATACCTAAAGGGTGGCATTGCTAACTGGCAACAGGCTATCGGTGTGCTTTACATTGATGGTCAAAAGGTTACACCTAAACTCATACCTATCCACAAGGACGGAACGTTCGTTGTTGATGGAAAGGTGTGGGGTAAATAGTGTGCAACCAAATGGAAGATGCTGGTCGCATCCGTAAACTACAAGAACAACAAGTCAACGACTACTACGACATGGTGCAACAGATTGCCAGTGAGTACCGTAACAAGTACCAGATGGTGGAACGTGCAGACATTGAGCAGGAACTGTGGCTATGGTTTGCTGAGCACCCTAACAACATTGCTAAGTGGAAGGCAGAGCAGGACGAAAAGTCCTGTGACAAGTTGATTGCTAAGTCCCTACGTAACGCTGCTCTTGATTACTGTGTCAAGGAGAAGGCAGTAGCCGAGGGCTACAACGCAACAGATAACTTCTGGTACAGCAAAGACTTTGTTAAGATGCTTATTCCTGGTGTACTCACAGACAACTGGGAGAAACTAGAGACGGCAATGACTAACATGGGTCGTAGCACCAAGGCTCCATCGGAGTCTGGTGACTGGATGGCTTATGGTGCAGACATTCGTCATGCGTTTAGTAAACTAACTGAGGTTGAACAGAACCTAGTGTTCTTGTTCTACGCTCAGGACGTGGACTCAACACAGTTACATGAGGTAACTGATAGTGATAGACCATCAGTCAAGGCTACGGCTATGGCTGCCAATCGTGCACTGAATAAGATAGTAAGAAACCTTGGTGGCTTTCCACCATTCAAGGATGATGATAACGAGGAGGTAACGGATGATATGCAAGAACTGCCGTGATGCAGGAGATGCCAGCAAGATAGATATGGCTCAGGTATCTGCTATGCTCCATGCTAAGTGCAACTACATTGGGTGCTACTGTCAGCACAAAATTTAGCACTAAATTTAGAGCCAAAAAATAACCCCCTCTAAGGTGGTCAGGTACCTAAGTGGTATCCAACTACCCTGGAGGGGGTTACGTGTCTCTACGTGGCTCTGTGAGCCTCTAATTAGCCTTTATCTGCCGTCCATCAAGGACGATAGGTGAGGCACCATCATGGTCAATGTACAGTGCCATGTTCATGGAGCGATTCATTAGTACGCTATGGGCTAGGGTTACCCACACCTCTTTACCTGCCATACCTGGGTGCACTGGATAAGAGAAGTGCCCAGTGTAATCTGCCTTCTCGGTATTAGGGTAACGGCAGAAGCGGAAGCGTACAATGTTTGGAAGTCCACTTGCAGGTAGTTCAATCTGAACCGTAGTCTCCCATGTCATACGCTTGGTACGACTTGCAGGTTTCCAAGATGTCTTACCGTTGATGCGAACCTTCTCAGGATTGTTTCCTGGGATGCTCTGCTTGTCTACGTTAGATGCTACTTTGTCAATCATTATGCCCACAATGTTTGTTGAGGATTAACTGGAGTGCTTGTGCTCCAGCGAGGACCGTTACGTTCACCGAAGTGAAGATGAGGAGCAGTGCTCTTACCTGTGCTACCAGTAAGACCAATGATTTGTCCCTTTTTAATTTTATCACCAGGAGATACAAACACCTTAGATAGATGTGCATACACTAAATGGTTTCTTGTACCTAGTGGGTAAGTTCTGCGCTGTACGATGTGCTTACCATAGTCAGCACCCCAGTTGTTACCAGTTACTACACCTTTACGTGCTGCGTATACTGGTGTGCCAGTCTTGCAAGCGAAGTCAACTCCGTCATGCCAACCTGATTTCCAGATTTTACCAGGCACCCCGTAGTGAGTGGAGATTGGTATGTCTTTAACTGGGTACATTATTCGCTCTCAACGCTTCCGTAGCGTAGGTCCATGCCATTGACGTAGTTAATTGCTACTGGTAGTGCTGCACCTAGCGCAACAATAACAACTGGTGCTAGGTCAAAAGACGAAACATTATCTAGAACGTATACAAGTACAGCACCTAGTGCTGCCTTGAACATGCCACCGAATGGGCTATCTGCTAACCAGATACCAAAGTTTTTCATTATAGTTTCCTTACTAATACCAACAACAAGCCACCAAAGCCGTTGTTATCTTTATCTGGGGAAGATTCATTGGTGAAGCGAACTTCTTCAATTACACCTTGATACTGCTCACCTGTACGGTAGTCAGTTACTGTTACAAACTTACCTGTCTCTTCAATAGATTCAAGACGCTGAATGTATTCCATTGCACGACCTGTGTAACCAAACACTGAGTTGAACTTGTCCATCTCTGTGTCGTAGCAGGACAATGGGTACTGGTACATACGCTGCCTACGTGCGGCAGGTACAGCCTTAATCTGGTAAGCCTCAAGAACTGGTAGTGCTTGGTCATCTGTTACGTTGTTAAACACAAACTTAAATGACATGTACTCTTGCTTGGTAGCAGGTGTACTAATCAACACATCCTGATTGCTTAAGCCTTCAGACAATACAGCAAGAGAAGTTTCTTGACCGCTCTTGTCAATGGTGTAAACAGTGATGTTGTCACCTTGACCAGTAGTACATTGCACATTGATGTACCTAAAGAACTTGGGCTCAACGGTACCGTAGCGAATCTTGCCAGTTGTGAACCAACCAGTATCACGCTTCAACGATTCACTCTGGATATGTAGTTCACCAGAACCAGCAGCATCGCCTTCTTCTTCAACCACCATAACAATGCGGTCTCCGATTTGGTATACCTCAGTTGCTTCACTATTACTTGAAGTTTCAACTACCGAACCATATGGTGAGACAGCAGTTGAGGTAACATTGGTAGCAGTCTTAGCGTATGACACAGTTGTAGATGTCTTAGCAGTAACAATGTATGTGCCATTAAACGTGGCATCAACACCAGTTACAGTAATGCTGTTGCCAACATTAAAGTCATGCGGAAGATTAGTAGTCAGAGTTGCAACGTTGCTAGTTAATGCCTTGTTACTTACCGAATACACTTCATTGACAGAACTGCGATACTCAAGGTCATGTGCAAAAGCATAGGTACCATCATCAAACTGTGCAGATAAATCTACACGAATGAGACAGGCGTGTGTCTTACTTGCATCTTCATTGTCTGCTTTAGTTGCTGCATAGATGTAGTTACCAGATTCAGTGAAACCTTTAACTGGGTAGTAACCGTTTTCATATAGCAGTGGACCAAGAATTACCTGACCATTAACATTGATAGGACAGATACGCAAACCCTTGCTTGTACCTAGTGCAAGGACCCCAAGGTAGTAGTGGATTGTGTTAACTGTTTCACCATCAGGCAAAGAAAGAACCATGGTTGCACCAGGCATGTCAATGCTATTGGCTGCCTCATCAAACAATACTTGCCAAACTTCGCCGTTGTTACCAGCGTTACCTGACATGTAGATAGCGGCAGGACCAGCAGTAGCATCATTCCATTTCCAGTTAGGGTTAATGTGTGTCTTAACCGTTGATGGAAGAGTGTCAACTCCACTGGTATGACCATGACTTGATGTTGTTCTACCAGCACCACTTGGAATAATGCTCATGTTGTAGATAGAGTTGTTTAAACCAAACAGTACATAACCTTTAACGTACTGAATGAATGTACCGTCTACACCTGAGTTGCTAAACTTAAATGCCAACACATCAGAGTCACTACTAATAGGACCAGTATGGATAGCACGATTACAGGTGGCGTAGTAGTTAGTTCCATCTGTAGTAACAGAACTAAATGGATATGCAGTGTGGGTTGATATGGTGTATGGAGTAGCATTTGCTTCGTTGTCACCACTAAAAGAAATCTTCTTTAGTGCACCAACAGAGTCACCAGATACAATTACATCACCAGCACCATCGTTACCAGCAGCAGCATTGATTAGGTTGTTGCCTGTGTAAACATCAATAACTTCTGGAAGAAGTGTTGCTTCACCAATAGTCCAGATATCCATACCACGACTATCAGCAAACCTATGGCTTACATGTTGGTAATCAGTACCTGGTTCATAGAACTTAATACCTGCACCGTTGTGCCATGATGTCTGTGACCGCAACCACCAACCAGTAAGCGACTGTTCACCTGGTTCAGGACTGTTATCAAACTGGTCCTTCTTGTATGGCGCAGTCTCACGGCGGTATGGGTCTTGATTGCTTACCTTAACAATGAAAGGTAGGTCATCAATAACTACGTCAAAGGCAGTATCAGTTAATGTGAAGGTTGCTTCGGTTGACGGAACAGCAAGGTCATAGGGGATATCTTCACTAATATCTTTAGCCATTAATACCCCTAGTGCTTGATGATGAAGTTAATTACAGTGGATGGTTGTACGTTGTTATGTGCTCCGCCACCACCAGTATTGTTAGCGTTACTAATACTTACAGATGCTGTTGCGGATGGACCTTGTGTTGTAATGTAACCAACATCAGCAATAGTGCTACCTTCGGTGTAGTACAAACCATTACCTAGATGGTATGGGAAAGTTCCATCATTATTTACAACATGACTATGTGTGCTACTTGCAAATGTTCCAGATACGGTATTGGGGTGGCTGTGTGCAGGTATCTCAGTAGATGTAAGTGTGTGTGTTTCTGCATCAGATATCTTTGCACCAAGTGTACGTGCAGTTAAGTCAGCACTATCAGCAACGTTGCGACCAGTACCAGCACCCATAGGTACACGACCACGAAGGTCAGGTAAGTTGAACGTAGTTGAACTATCACCAGCACCGTAGGTTGTGCCAAGAACAGAGAATAGACCTGAGTAAGTAGTACGACTTACTGCTTGACCTTGACATAATAGCCAGCCCGAAGGAGCAGTGCCAGTAACCCACATGTTTACAGCACCAACTGGAACTCTTGCTTCCAGTAATGCTGTAGTAGCAAAATCGGCATCCGATAGTGCAGTATTAAACTGTGCAGTTGTACCAGTTAAAGTATTACTTGTTAAGTTAATTGTTTTGTTGGTTAATGTTTGAGTCTTAGTAAGACCAACAACACCACCAGTTGCATCGTGAGCAGATGTGTTATCAATGTGGTCATGTGCTAACTGTAGGTCAGAACCTACAATCATATGCTTTACTACGTGACCTGTTGTATGGTCTTGAGCCGTAGCACCAGTTTCAATAGCACGAGTAATCTTTAGAGTAGGTGAAGTTACACCAGCCTGGTCAACTGTTACAAGAACTGCTTCTTCTTTGACAGTATCTGGGTTAATCACAAGCACGTATGGTGGGCTAGGCAAACCAGTAACATTGTTAAGGGTAATTTGTGTGGCAGAAGAACTAGCGTCAGCAGTTAATGCTTTAGGTTCTGCGATTGATTTGTAATTACGTGCCATGATTTACCTATCGGGTGAAGTGGATACGGATTGGATTGCGGTCATTAAGTTTTCTTGCTTCTTCGGCAAGGCGCTTGTCGTAAAGAGCAAGTAAGTATTTAGATGCATTGGTACCTGCACCATAGGAACGACCAGCAATCTGTGACTGTTGGTCAGATTCAGCAGAACCAAAGGTCAAGCGACCTGGGTCAATGAAGGATGCTAGACGTGCTGTAGCACCAAGAACGATGACATCTTTACATGATGCAGGTAAACCTGTAACAATCTCAAAGTCATCATCGTTTGCATCCATTACGGTAGGAGCAGAGGTATAGAATACTTGGACAGTGCGACCAGACTCAACACCAGATAACAAAGTAATACTATTTTTAGAATTAAAAGCATCAACATTAGCCATAGGGTCAACCCGATAACCACGAACAGGAAGCCATTCTTTAGTAGGACCAGTAGTTTCATAAGATACTCCAAGAACTGTTTCAACTTCATCAGGCAAAGCGTAAGTGGATTTGGCTGGAGAGAACGAGAAGGTATGTGTGCCAGTGGTGTATAGGTCTGGGAATGTGGCAAGCAATGTTTCATTGATTGCATCCTTAACATCCACAGATGGGAAGGTAGGGGAGATGATTACACGTGCACCATTCTGGTGCGTTGCAGCAGATGTGCCATTGTAACCACGACCATAAGGTGGGATGCTAAGCACACCAGATGTACGGTCATAGGAATCTACGTAGATTAACTCATCATCAATCTGGATGATACCTGAAGAGATGTTGTTTGCAGAGGCAACAGTGATACTAGTTGCTGTTGCATTAAGCGCAGCAGTGAGATGTGTCTGACGGTCTTGACGTAGCGTAAACCCTGCTAGTTTACGTACAACCTCATCAGTCATTGAACCGAATGTTGCCATTACTTCTTCTTCCCTTTGGCTACAGCCATGTTGTCAATAAGGTTTGGGTATTTGCGTCCAGCCTTTTTAGCCCTAGCCCTAGCACTAGCAACCTGACTGGGTGTTAACTTCTTGGACTTTGCTTTAGGATTTGGTTTATCCCAGACCTGCTTCTTCACCATTTCACCTTGTCTGCCCAGTATGCTGCGGACATCTTGCCCTTAGCAATATTCTTAGCGTGACGGGCTTTAAACGAAGCCTGTCTTGCGGTAGGTTGTCTATCACCCGTCACACCTTGTTGACCAAAGCGGATAGTCTTAACCTGTGTACCTTCTTTAGCCACAACAACGTGTGACTTTGTTGGATGTCCAGGTGTACGCTTCGGCTTGTTGTAGCCAGAAACACCTGCACGTGCTAAACGTGGGTCCTTCTTGACTGCCATAATTACTTCAGTTTCTTTTTCTTGTCCTGAGCCAACTTCTGCTGCTTGGCGTACAGGTCAGCATTAGACTTAGCCTTGTTCTGCATGTTGGTCTTTGCTCCACCTAGTTTTTTAGGTAGGTCAATAAGTGGCTTTGTCTTTGTTGTGTTGTTTGGCATTGTCTTTGGCTTTGAAGATGCTGCTGCTGGAGCCTTTGGCATCTTTGCACCTGGTCCACCCTTTGGACGTCCAGTCATCTTGGCACCTGGACCACCTGCTGGCTTTGGTGAACTTACAGAGTTGCGACCTTCACGTGAGTTAGCAGTGCCTACTGAAACACCTGAACGACCTTCACGTGAGTTAGCACTAGGAGTTACTGGGCTTGGCTTCTTAACAGAACCAGGTCCACTTTTTCCAATAGCAGCGTTTACACGACTAGCACCGTAGAAGCGAGTTAATGCTTCTTTCATTTCTGGTGATGCACCCTTAGCCTTAGCAAGGTTGCCAGCCATTGTTCCCTTACGTAGTTGAGCAACGGTCTTTGCAGACACTTTTGTTTTTGCCATTTTTACTTACCCTTCTTAGTTGACCGTGGCATAGCAGGAACTGCTGGAACCTTCGGCATGTTGTAATCTACTTTGTCAATACCTTTGTAGGAGCCTGGCATAGTAGGCATTTCGTGTTGATAGTTTACGTGGTTACATCCACAGTTAGCACACATTATTTCTTACCTTTTTTCTTAGCCATCTTTGCTTCACTCATTGCAATAGCAATGGCTTGTTTACGTGACTTAACAACAGGACCTTTTTTAGAACCTGAGTGTAGTTTGCCACCCTTGTATTCTTTCATTACCTTGGCAACTTTTGTTTTTGCCTTAGAGCGCTGAGCCATACGCATGTCCTGTCTTGTCGCTTACATCCATAGCCTTACGAATTTGGGCTGTGGAAGTTCCATCTGGTTGTATACCCTGTTTACGGGCTTCTCGGTATAGACTTAATTCGTTGTTCCATTTTTTGTTTGTCCAACCGTTATTAACCAAGTCACCCTTGGCATCTCCAGTTGACATCTGTATGTTTGATGCCCTTAGACAATCACCCCAGGAGTCGTGGTCTTGGGTGGGACATCCGCTTCTACAAGCCATCCTTGTAATCCTTTACCGTTTGGTGCATGATGAACTCATAGTTTTTAACTAGACGCTCATCGTCTGGATTAAGTTCAACCGCTTTACGTGCGTACTTTTTAGCAGAACCCTTCTTACCTAGGTTCCAACACGCAATAGAAAGCAAGTCGTACATTCTCCATGGCATTGATTGGTCAGCCACATAATGATTATGAGACTCAAGGGAAAGTTCAGTTACTTTAATTGCTGCTTGGTAGCAGTGGTTCCACATCTTACGTTCGTAATAGTAGAAAGCCAAAGGCATCCAAGCCTCTAAGTCATCTGGTGCTTCTTCAACGTTACGTTGATACCAGTAAAGACCTTCACGTTCGTTACCTAACTTGCAATAGGCTTCGCCTATACCTCGCCAAGTCTGAGCACGTTCAACATTCCAACCAGGGATGTTTTCCAACTTCTTGCCTACATCTATAAGTTCTTGCCACATACCCTTGAAGTAATACTCACGGGCTAGGTAGACAATCATGCGGTGGTCAGTTGGGTCTTCGCTGTGTCCCAATTCTAACAGGGACAAGTAGCCACTACGTGGCTTGTCATCGTCTGGTTTATGAGTAACCAAGGTTTCAACAACTACTAGTTTTTCTGGACCATCGGTTTGAATAACCTCGTGGCAGGGGTACTTCCACCTGTATCCATGTCTAGCATGGACACGGTTATTGTTAGCCCAGATATTACCTGTGTCCCACATGACCCAAGCCCTGCCAGTATCTGGCTTCCAAGCCTGTCGTATCTTGTCAAAGAAGTCAGGGTCTGGTATCTCGTCCATGTCAATAGAGACACACACGTCCACGTCAGCAGGAATTAGGTCCAGTGCCATGTTCCTAGCCACATCAAACCTAAAGTCGCTTAGCGTGGCTCTGTGGGCTTCTACGGGGTACTTCTGGAGTAGGTCATAGGTGTTATCTTCTGACCCAGTATCTAGGACAATTCGGACATCGGCACCCTTGGTGCCATCTACCCATCTCTTAACGTGCTTAGCCTCGTTCTTGGCTATAGCATAGACTGCAATCTTAACCATGCTATAATCCTAGCACACTACCCTATGGTCGTAGTGAGGACTTATTAATTGCTACACCCTTACAGCAGTCTGCGTATGATTCACAGGTCTTTTCTTTACAACCCTCACGACACGCCATATCTAAACTTCCATTCCATTACAGTCTTACTGTTCTTTGAATAATTGCACTTACCACAAGCAGGAACTATGTTCCCAATAGAGTGCTTACCACCACGACTCAATGGGATAACATGGTCAAGAGTTATGTCTTCAGACACTCCACAGTAAAAACAATCTGAGTTATATAGTTTTTCTATCTCGTTATTGCTTATAGCAAATGAGTTGGTAACTTTTAGTGAGCGATACTTTTGCCAGTATCCTCTGCGCTTTTCAAGGTTAGCCTTACGCCAAGCACTAGATGTCTTAGCGATTCTATCCCTATTGTTATCTCGCCAGTTTTGATTTATCACACTTAACTTGTCTTTATTGTTGGTGCGATAATCTTTTTGCTTTTCCCTGACGGAATCTAAATTGTTTTGATAGTACCTTTTAGTTCTAGCACAATGGCATGTTTTGCAGTCTGGGTATAAACCATCTTGTTTGCGTTTGTCTTTATAGAAATCATCAACTAATTTCTCAACCTTACAAGTTCCGCAAACCTTCATGATTTTATCCTAGCGTTGGGCAACCTGTTCTACATGCCATTATAACTCCGCTTCTGCTATCCAATGTCCCCACCGAAGAACGGGAACCCATGCGGCACCTGGTTGCATGTATGGGTATAAACCATTTTGAGATGGACTGTAATTTACCATTCCTAGTTGCCCTGATGCTCCGT